GTGTCCTAACTCCCAATCGTGTAAATAAATGTTTGCTCTTACTTTAAGTCTTTTATCGTCTGGGTACTTCTTTGTTATTTGATAAAACATATCTCTATGTAATAATATTGTTTGACCTGGTTCTTGTAAAATAGAACTAACTGACACAACTTCCATACCTAATTTTTTCCCTAGATCATCATAATCAATTTGATCTTTATCAAACCATAACTGATGTAATACAGTGTTATGTTCATTATAAGATGTAGGGTGGTTAAAATTAGAATACTCATCATGTAAATCTTTTTGTTCCGTAGATTGGTGAGCCAAACAACTGCCGCTATGTTGAGTATAGTCAGCGTTTAAAAAATAATCATAATCAATATCTAAGTTGATTTTATTTAATAACATTATTTCCTTTTCTTAGTCTTTGTCTTCTTTTTTGATTTCTTTTTTGTAGGTTTATTAGAACTCACAATACCAATAATCAAAATTAAAGATGCCAAAGATGCAAATATCATCCATGTACTTCCGTCCATAATATACTCCTTTCGAACAGTCGGTGTTTCTGTTGCCAGGTACACCGATCAAACCCCGACTACCTAGTTAGGCAGCCATTGCATACTCATATTGGTCTGCATTTAAAAACGAAATCTCAGTTAGGATACTTACTATAAGTCAACCCTATTTCACCCCCTCAGTCGAGGTTTATCTTGGTGGAGGTGGTGGGTACTGCCCCCACGTCCTTTATAGCGTTTTACAAAACGTCAACGATTCCAATAATATTTATATCATATTTGTAAAAGATTGTCAATGGGTAATCTCGTTTGACTTATTAAAGTCTTCAATACAAGTTACCAACATATCTAACCATTCTTCACTTTTCTGTTTTACAAACTCTTGAACAGTGCCATCCTCAGTTACAACTAAAATTACTATTTGTTTTATAGGTTTACCTGTTCTTTCTTCAAACATTTCTGCATATGCACATGCTTGAATATAGTAATTTTCATTGTATTGATCATTTCTTTCTTTGGATGATGTTTTAAAATCTATAATCGATAGTTCACCATCATACTCTGCAATACAATCTACTCTACCTGCGATTTTTAGTTTATCTGAATATAAACCACATTCTTGAAAGTAGATGTTATTAATTTTTTCTTGAAGTGTTGGTTTTAATTGATTAAATAAACATGCCGCAAAAAATGGTTCAGCGTTAACTTCTTTATTATTTAAAAAATCCTCACACATATGATGAACTTTTGTACCACGATTTGCAGCTGTTCTTGCAACGTAGTTAGCAACATCATCGCCAACTCTTTTACGCCACTCAAACAATCCCTTTTTATTTCTATTAGATAAGACTGTGGTGATAGACGGATACTTATTTCCGTCTGGTGTTATGTAATATCTTTTTTTGTTGATATTCTCTGTTTTTAACTTTGGTAATTCACTCACCTGCACATGATTAAACATAATTTATTTACATTCACAATTTACACATTCACAAGATGTGCATGAACCTCCGTTTGAACAGTGACATCCACAATTACAGTTTTGACATATCATTCTGCCATCTCCAATGCGAACTCTGTTGTTTCATTTACTCTTCTAGTCCAACCCTTACCAAAAGTTTTGAATGTACTAAGTGACTCATAGTAATCTTGTCTTTCATCTTGGTACAATCTAATTGTTTCTGTAAGTGTATTATTATTTATGAATTCATCTAATTTTGCAAGTGTATTAGGACCTATACCGCCGTCGGCAACTGTTCCTATCATTGCCTGTAAATATTTTGCAGCCCTACCTGTACCTGCGTTGACACCAAAGTCAAACACCACTAAATCTAAACCATTTGGTAATTGGTCTCCTTTGACACGATCCCAATAATTCTTTTTATAGATTGGTGCAACATCCTCTTCTTTTAAATTTTGCATTGTATTCTCTGATACAGAATATCCAACCCATTCTTCGTAAACTCTTTTTGTTACACCCATGTTTGTCATTCCACCAGGGTCTTTTGGATGATTTACATATCCACCCTCATGATGTAAAACTATCTCTAGACATTTATTAAAATTGCTCATTATCGACTCCAAATCCTAATTTTGTTTTTTCTATTAAATACTCTTTTACAAAACCACTTCTTACTATATCACCAATGTTAAATTCAGTAACATTGAAAGACGGCATATTATCTAATATTCTAACAAAATCTTGTAATCCATTCTTTTCTACTGACTTTGTTAAATCTGTTTGAAAGAAATCCCCGGCAAATGATATCTTTGAATTTTGTCCAACTCTTGTAATGATTGTATCTAATTCATGAAAGTTTAGATTCTGACACTCATCTACAATTATTATAGAATTATCAAATGTCAAACCTCGTAAAAAAGATGTTGACATGAAATGTAATGTTCCTTGTTGTTTTAGTCTATCAAACAACATTAGAAATGCTTGTTCATTTGGTTGTTGAAACATGAAACGAACCATGTTCATATAATTAATCTGATATAATGCTGACTTATCTTCTTCATCACCAGGTAAGAAACCAATCTCTCTTGTAGGAATTAGAGACCTTACTATTATAACTCTATCATATTCTGTGTTAGGATTTAGAACGTCTTGAAGTGCTTTGTATAATAAAATAAATGTTTTACCTGTTCCGGCAGCTCCAAAAACAAATTGATTTTTACCTTTATCCCAAGTATCAAAAACTACTTTTTGATTATCACCTATTGGTTTCAGTGATAACATGTCTTTTAAATTTAGATCATTGTTTTTCTTCGCCATTTTCGCCTCTACCTTCGCATCTATCTACAAGTTCTTTTGCAGGTGCTTTATTAAGTCTTAACTCTCTCCATTGTTTAGACATTTCATAACTACTTTTCATAAGTTTTTCTTCTTCTGCCCAATATTCGTCAAAAGACTTTTCTATTTTATTTTCTTCTACCATCCGCCATCATCATTCTTAATTTTTTCTTTTACAATTTCATTAAGATTTTTAGGTTCATCTTCCTTGAAATATTTATTTAACATTTCTAATTGATCATCATACATTGCAACTATATTTAATTCTTTTTCTATAGTCTCTAAAATGTCTGGGTGTGCTTCACCACCAACACCTACTGCCTTATCAAAGTATATGTCAACATTCATTTTATGTTTTTTGATATGACCAATGGCATGATCTTTCATCGCTTGTATTATTTTGTCTCTCATGTTTTACTCCTACATTAAACCATGTTTTTTTAAGACTTGTTTTGTCTTAATTCTTTTATGATCTTTTGTACCATACCTTTCAGCAAGAGCAGAGTCTGGGTGTGCATCTGCTATTCTTGTCAGGTTATCCTTAAATCCATTATCAATCTTTGGCCCTACACCCATAAGATGATCGCCAACTAAAGCAGCTGCCGTTGGCATTTGTTCATATTTAGGATTTTTAGATAACAAATCTTGTAACTCTGACCATGTACAAAATTCTTCAAACTGTTCATCAGTATCTTTATTTCTAATTATATAAGTTGGCATTTATTTTCTTCCATTCAAAGTTAACTCTCTTACCATTATCATATGGTTTTAAATTTAGTTTTTTCCACTCTAAACTTTTATCTATAGGTGGTTCTTCTATTTGTTTATGTATAGTATATAGTGGTGCAAAAGATAATAGTATTTCACTTTTACATTGTCCTACAAAAGTCCAATCAGCACCTCCCCAATATATTCTTCCATTTGCATCTGAAAAGTATGATTCAGCATATCCATTTTTACTCCAAAAGTAAGCATAATTTACTAAGAAATCATTTGGTGATATCGGATTTGAATTTGGAACACGACAAAATCTATGCAATCTATCTTTTTTTGCTGTCTTAATATACTCTGGTAATTGTTTCATTAACATTGGTGACATGACTCTATCAAGGTCTAAACAAACATTCCACTCTGTATCTGTTTCTTGCATTAATAAATTTTTACATCCTTCATTGTTCCAACCAATATCATTTTCAACAACATAGTGATCCCACTCGCCTGGCACTTCACTCTCTGGCAATGGTTTGTGTTGAGAACCGTCATCAACAATACGAAACTTATAATCATCATAATTAGAACAGTTAAGATAATGATCTCTCACTAATTTAAATGTTTCTAAATTATTATAATATGAATAATTAACTGATATCAAAATCCTATCCTATATGTCTCAATCCATTTTTTTCTTAATGTATCAACGTACTCTTCCTCTAAATCATCTAAACCTAACCAAAGTAATGTTTTATGTATCTCATCATAAAAATGTGTAAAACTTGTAATACTTTCCATATCAAAATCATGAGTATTATTCCTATCATCATCAACTTTATATTCAGGTCTTATTTTACTTGAATTAGTTCTTCCCTCTAAAATCCAATCACAGTTTTGATACATCAAATGTTTTGCATTTACATATTTGTAATATGCATTTTCCTTATTTTGATTTACCATAGGAAAATAATGTGTATCATTATGACATAATGCTCTAAAAACATTATTTGCTAATTCATCATCTTTTTCCATTTGACCATGATCATTATGAAACCCTGCTAATCGAAAACATCCAAATTCAAAGTGTTTATCAACTTCTGGTTTGTTTTGTTCTATGCATTCTAAACTGTATCTAAAACTCCATAATTGATCATAATCATATTTCATTTTTAAACTTGCCAATACTGTGTCTTGATGTACAAATTTAGGATGTAACGCCAATACAAGACTAATAAATTTACCACCACCCTCAAATGGATAGTTTAATACCACAAGTTTTTCTGTTTGTCTATTGATTGGTATCATACCAAGAAGGTGTCTCTCTATTTTTCCATGTAGCAAAATCTTTTTTATATTCTCTATAATAATTATGATATGCCTCTATAACATTTTCTGTTTTACAATCATCTGGCATACATTGTGGTAGTTCAGTTTCATCACCGATAATAATATTATTAGGAGCTTTCTGTAACCAAAAAGATGGTTTAGATGCACCATGGATTTTTCCATAACGATGTGTAAACTCTGCAAGAACTGACATATACAAAAAAAATAATTTATAATAATTACCTGAACACTCTCTTACCCAAATTCCGTCTGGGTGTTTAATGTGTGATGCCATATATAAATGTTTTTCTCTCTCATCATTCAATCTAAATCTTTTTGCCCTACGACCAGTTTTAGTTTCACCGACATATTCTTCGCCGTCTAAAACTCTATGAGCAGTTGATAATAATTGAGCATACTCTATCGGCATTTTGACAATATGCTTGTCGCAATGCATTCTGGCACACTCTATAGGATTTTCATGTAACTCAAATATGTTCATTATCTCGCCACTCTTTTCTCATTGTAACATATTTTGGATCAGTTGTCAATCTATCTCTAAACTCCTTAAATATCCTTGCTGAGACCGCTTTTTTACTCGTTAGAGCGTCTTTTGCTTGTGGTTTGATAGTTCCGTCACGATTATATTTTCTACCACTCTTGTGGTTCGCATATCGTCTTGCACGGGTAAATCCCATTTCTAAAAACTTTCTACACATATCCATGCCAACAAAATCATCTTGTTTTTTATATTGTTCGTACATCGAATATATTTTTTTCGCACTCATCTCTGCGATTCTTGGTGTTCTAAATTTCCAATGTTGACATATATCATTCGTATAAGGTCGAACTAATAATACACCTTGTTCGCCTCTACCTATTCTATATCTCTTATCGTTTGGTTTAAATAATATATTTTTATAATCTAGATTGTAATCAAACTCTATCATACACTCTTCTACCATCCCATATCATACTAAAACATAATCTATTGGTATCTCTTCCTCTGTTGTATTCATTAAACTTATCATTGTGATCTATACCAAATATAACACAACTACTTGGTTCTACATTTAATTCTTTACATATTTCAATTTGTTTATCTTTGTATTTAAGTGGTATGTAATCTGCATCAAACTTTTGCATCATCTGAGAACCAATGTGACAATTTATCAATGGTATGTAATTATATTCGTCTTCGTTTATTACATAAAGTTGGTCTTCCCATTTTTGAATATATCTTTGTAATCTAATACCTATGCGATGTTTTTCTATAGGAAAAGGTTTACTTAGACTTGTTACAATATATTTTATACATCTATGTGATACATCTATTTTTAAATTATTCGCAATATTAATATAAGCCATGTCTAACATAACAGGTATATCTAAGTCATCACATTTTTTTAGTATATTATCTAGATTAGGGTATATGTTACCTGTGTCACTAAATGGTGTGCTGATAACTAAAAAATCACCTTCTCGTAATTCATCATCCTCTAACCATGTGAATTTATCTTTCCAATATAATCTACTCATCATTTGGTGAAAGAAATAATCACCACGAGCAATTCGTAATCTTTTTTTGTGTTGATATCTAATATAAAAATGACTAAAACTCTCTGTGGTACCTTGAGTATAACATGCCTCTGTAAACTCTTGTATACCATTTAGATCATGTGGTTTACTAAACCAATTTTTATATGTGTCAAAAAAATTATGTTTTATTTGATTATCACTGTAGTTTATGCTTGTCCAACTATTGATTGAGTCGTCTCTACACTGTAAAGTTTTTGGATCGTAAATACAGTGAGCATTACCAAAAGGTTTATCTACCTTATGATTGTTTGGTATGCCAGTAATATTATTTGCCGATGTCTTTGATGTCATTTTCATGTATTACCTGATATGCACCTTTGTTATATGCAGGTGCAACTGTAAAACTATGTTTTACTGATTTTCTTTTAGGAGCACCATTGCCCATATGTATTAAAGGTTTTGGATTAGTTATCTTTTGTATTTTTCTTGTAGAATTGAATAGTGTGTTGATGTCATTAAATGCAGTAAACTCTGATCTAGGTGTTTTTTTATATCCGATAGATTCTAAATACTTTTGATAATCATCTCTTGCTTTTTGTAAAGATGGTGTCAAAGGTAGTTTGTTTACCTTCCTTCTTTGATATACTGAATATTGTTTAATCATTTTTAAATACTAATTTATGTAATATATAAAACCAACATCCGTTTATTGCAGGTTCTATTAATGCAACTGCACCTGCTTCCCACAGACTCGCACCCGTCAATACAGATACAACAGTCATTGCTATTATAACATGACCAATTGTATAAATCAAGGCCAAAATTAGACTTGATTTTCTTATAATATTGAATATACCAGACGTAAATTCTGTCATTTTTCCCACCTATAAAATATATGCCTTCCAACTTTCATTGTTTTTGTTTTAGTTTCTGCCCATGATGGTTTGACATAATCTGCATGATAATGTGTCGCACCCAAGGTATTAACTAAACTTCCGTATGTCAATGTAGTTTCTGCGATTGATTCTGCAATACGCCATGCCTGTGGATTATAAGGGGTATCATCTTTTCCGTCACAATACCACGAAAATTGACATCTATTTTTTATTGGATAGTAAACTGCATCATTTGGATCAGGTGTTTCTCTAGTTTTCCAAGACTCTCTAGTCGGGCCTTGTTTAACAACACCACATACAGTATTAGGATATCTGTGGTCTTCAACTCTATTCATGACCACATCTGCAACGGCATACATGCCATCTATATCTTGATTTTTTGCCTCGTGATAGACGTTAAGTGCTAGACACACAACGGCAACATTTATTGCTTCCCACATATTTTTTCCACTCTCTTAATAATATTTCTTGTAATCGATATGCTTGTCTTTCCCACGGTTGTCTTCGATATTCATAATTAGAATAATTGTATCCTCGCCAATAAACTGTGGAACCTTGATTATTTAAATCTTTCATCTTACCTGTTGCATACTGCATAACATGAACCATTTCATGTAGTATCGTTGTAATAAAATCATCATCTTTTAGTTTCTTATAAACTATAATATCAAACTCGTTTCTCTCTCCACCCCTAGAACACTCACCATCAATAGGTATATCTGTAGTCAATTCTACATTAACATGAATAGTTCTGTGTCTTGGTGTCAATCTATTATAACACCAATTAACTAAATTCTCAACAAGTCGTCTTTGTTTTTTAGTGCCACCTTCTACATCTACAGTATTCATCTTACCTCTCCTATTTGCGTAGGGGGTTAAACAAGAACTGTTAACCCCCTTTGGGTCACATTCACATTGTCTCATCATATATTTATAGTGACCACGACACTTGCTATTGTGATGATGAGGTTGAGAGGTCGCAAGTGTCAAACTTTTCATTAGGAAAATATCTCTTTTATAAAATATAATGTAAAACCTATCATTCCGATATGTACAAATACTGTTAAAGTTTCGTTAATCATAGTCACCTCCTAACTTAAATATAAAGGACCAGTCCATTGAATAGGATAATTACCTGTAAGAACATTACCTCTTGCTCTGTTCTTGGCAGGTGCTTTCCATGACGCAGCTTTAAGAATATCACCTTTCTTAAACTGAGGTTGTCCACCAGGTGTGAACATATCTTCTTTTACAATGAAACCAAAAACTGATCTCTGATTTGATCTACCTGTAGTAATTTTGAAAAATTTAGAACCACCAACTTCTAATTGAATATTATCTTCATTTTCATTGTTGATAAATTCTTTGTAATCTTGGATTGCAGCTTCTTTTAGAAACTCAAATCCTTCTTCGATTGTGTTTGCTGATTTATTTACTGTTTGCATAATAAGTACCTCTCATTTCTTATTATATGATACCACGAAACGGGGTATATGTCAAGGGTTATTTTTAATAATTTTTTCCTAAAATCCACCCTACAAGACTCTTTCGAATGCCCGATTTTACTGGGTTTACACGATGCCAAAAGTCTGATTTAAAGAATATTGCCTCATTCTTACTGAGACGGAATGTCGCATGTCTCAAATCTTTACTAGGATGACCATATTCTAAATCAAAATCACCACCCTCATAATCATCATTTAAAAGTAATGAAAATGATATTTTTCTAATACGATTATCTGCATATGGTTTTGTGTGTTGATCAATATGCCATCCATATTCTCCACCCTCTCCATACTCTGTATATTGTAATGGTTCAACTCCGTCTATCTCGAAGTTCCAACCTGCATCCTTATTAATTATTTTTGCATAATTTAAAACTTTGGCCAATGTGGCTGCATCATTTATCCATTTGATTCTTGATACTCTAGATGTATGACCACTGATGTCAACAGTTTCAGCATCTTTAAATTCACCACCGTTGACATCTATCTTAAATGGAAAGTTTCTTTTTAGATAGGGTTCACCTATTCTCATGGTTTGACAAAATCATCATTCCAACCAAATGCTTCTTTTACAACCTCTTTAGATAATCCTTTGTACACTTGATGTAATTTTTTATCTTTTGCATTTATAACAAGTTTTGCTTCAGTCTCGTGTAGACCTTCTAACAATTGCACAAACATCAATTCTTTTTTATATTTTGGTGTATTATTATCACCACCTTTAATATAATGATATAATTTTTTTGCCTCTGATGCTAATCTTGTATGTTCAGTTCCAGCAGGTGCATCATTAGGTTTGAATGGTACATCACCCTCAGGTAGTTCCCAAACAATCTTAGGATCAAATGATGATTTGATTACCATTCTTAATGATTGATTGTCAAACTTTTTTAGTATTTCTACTTTTGCATCTTTTGTTTTTGCCTTATGTACTTTGTCTAGTATTTCTGAAAACAATAATGAATTACTAGAATTCAATACTGTACCAGGTAATGGTTTGTTCATTAGAAATCTCCTATCGAATCAGTTAGTTCTTTTAGTTTATTTTCGATAAAGTATGTTAATAGTTTACTTCTATCGCCACATGGTGCTTCGTTAAACTCATTGATAATATCTGTTTGAATGTTGACTGGTATGCAGTCTAAGTCTATAAGATTTTTATTACGACTATAATTACGAACTACTTCATCAGTTGCCATCGTATTGTCAAAGTTGCCGTCCTTCCATGCTTCTATTTTCTTTTTACTTAAAGGTTTTTGTCTTAGTCCTTCAGTAAAAACATTATCATTTGACAGTACATTTGGTATACCATCAGATGAATCTCCTTTTAATATATGTACTTTTATATATTCGTGTGGATCTTCACCATTTAGTTTTTTCTTTAAAATAGGTGAAAATTGAGATACATTTGAATATTTTTGTAATTGAATAAAATCTTTATCACCAGATATTATCATAATCTTTTCTTCGGGGTATTGTTTGGCCACAGTTGCAATAATATCATCTGCCTCTGCACCATGAACCTCAACAACCTTATATGGTAGATAATCTTTTATTTCTTTTTTTATTTGATTTAAACATTCAAAGATTGACTCCCAATCTTTACTATCTTTGTCTCTCGCTTTTTTACGATTTAATTTATAGTAAGGAAAAAAGTCTCTTCGCCAATAATGTTTACTATCATATGCTAATACGATCTCACCATACTCCTCGTTGAAGTCTTGGCGATACATTCTAATAGAATTCAATATCATATGTCTAACCATACCTATATCAGGTTTCTTGGTTTTTTCCATATTCAAATGCATCATCAAACTCGCAAGTGAGATTTGATTCATATCAAGTATAATCATTTATCCTCTGTCAATTCTTTTACTTTTTCTATATTAACGCTATGATACGATATATCTAGATTTTTGTCAACTGATTTTTCGGTCATTATTTTTTCAACAAGATCATTTAATATATGTTTGTATCCCATATCTTTATAACAGATTGCTCTTACACATTCATTTAAAAATGGTATATACATTTTCATCAATTCAGATGTAACATCAATACCATTCTCTTGAAAATTTGTAATCGCATTGACTACAATACTTTCTGCAAGTTCTTCTACGAACTCGATGTCTTCACGAACCCTACTGTTTTCCTCTGGTGACACTGTCACCACTCTTTTCCACGGTCCTTTTATTATGTTGTCTGTCATTAAATTTTTCTTTCAAATCAAAAAATCGTAATACGTCTTT